TAAGAGAAAAAACTAGCAGAAGAACATATGTTAAGATAATCGATGAAGATGATATCGGGTAGGAACTTCTTCTTCAGTTTCAACTCATTAAGAAGTGCACGGAAGTGATTTGCATGTGCACTGCCAGTCGGGTATTCTTTAATGATCAGTTTACCAGTAGTCTTGTCTGCGACAGTCTTAACACGATTTGTAAACATGTCTTTACTAAGATGTTCCAATTGGTCAATAGGCACGTTCAATAAGTTTGCATCGATACGTTCTGCAATACGTTCTTCGGACATCTCCATAGTGACATACAAAACGTTCTTGTTCTGACTGAGTGCTGCAGCTGCAGCATGACACATAAACAGAGACTTACCTACACCAGTACCAGCAAGAGCGATATTGAGAGTTTTGTTAGGTAACCCGCCTTTGGTTATACGGTTGAAGTAGTCTAGATCCCAAGGGAGACGTTCTTCGTCCATATGGTAGAAGTCCCACCGAGCATCGATATTTTCTAAGTAGTCGTGACCGATGTTAGTGTCAAATGACACAGACAGTGCCTTAGACAATACGTCAGGTATCGCATTCTTAGATAACTCTTGGTGCTTACCATCAATGATGGAAATAGACTCCATCACTGCATTGAATACTGCACGGTCTTGACACCACTTCTCAGTGCGTTCTACCAACCACGATAAGTCTTCCTCAGCATACTTGAAGATGTCTGGAAGGATATCCATAGTGTGACGATAATGTTCGTCAGACATACGGTCCTCAGAATCAATCTCAATCTTGAGTGCTTCCTTAGATGGGAGATTGTTGTACTTTGCGATGTAGGCAGTGAACTCTTTGAAGACACTTTTATAAGTACCTTCAAAGTATTCGGGAGAGAGGAAGGGGGCGACCTTCCTCATGTAGGAATCGTTAGTCAGTAGATTCCGGAGAATCGTCTGCTGTAGATTGATGTCCGTCATTTGAGTCCTTCTTCTGTAGTGAACCAGTTTCGATTGCCGATTCTAGAATGTCTCCTAGTACCTCACCGGCAAACCCTTGTAGCTGTGTATTGTCTGTATTATACACGCTTGGGTCTAATGTGTCAACCACGTCGAAGGTAAAACTAATATTTTGCTCTTCCCCATTAATACGAACGTTATTAAAACGAATTGTAACATCTTCGTACGGTTCTCGTTTGAGATTCACATTCCATGTTTCTGCACCATCAACTACAGCTGGTTCTAATGTATAGTCGATGTTTTCAGACGGTTTATCTAGATCTAGGTCTTTCACACCAGTTCCTCTTCAATCAATGTTTCAGGGTTAATCTCGCTCTTGTATCCTATCTGATACGTCTTCTTCAAGAACTCTGCAAAGTCAGTTGACTCAAAAATAGGTTCCCAGAAGTCAGCGGTCATGGTTTCTTTCAATCGCAATTTAGAACCAAGTACTTCACCTGTAGTCAAGTCAACACGTTGATACCAACCATTGGATGGTTTGTCGACATACCCACCCGCAAGGGCAACATCAAGAAGACCAGAGTACTTCTGCACCCCACCTTCCCAAGATACGCCAATCGGAATCTTAGATTGTTCTTTCACGAATCGAGACTTCTCGACTTTAATAACAAAGTCATAACCAACAATTTCAGTACCCTGCTTCTCTTGACGACGACCGATGATCCAGATGTTGTCGGCAGAGTAATAAATACCAGTACCACCACTCACGATATCTTTTGGAAACAAACCAATCTCTTTATAAGTGTGATTGATTGCAAGCATCGGAATGTTCTTCATCGCAAGGTATGGTGTTGACATACGGAACAGACCTTTCAGTGCCTTCGCACGTGACATGTCTGCAACACCCTTTTCAGCCAACGCATCTTCTAGTTCTTTCTTAGACGCAAGGTTACCGATAGAGTCAATCACGATAATGACATCGTCGTTGCGGTCCAACTCTTCTAGTTGGCTGATCAAGTCAAACTTTAACTCTTCGACGTTTGCAATAGGTGTGTGCAATACTCGACTAGTATCAATACCAAATTGTTCAAAGTAAGACTGTGGCGAACCAAACTCTGAGTCATAGAACAACATGACCGCATCTGGTTTCGCGTTAAGGTATGCACCTGCCATGAGTAAGGCAAATGATGTCTTAAAGTGTTTCGATGGTCCAGCGAGGACAGTAAGTCCTGGCGAGATACCACCGTCGACAGATCCCGACAACGCGACGTTCACCATCGGAACGTCGGTCGGAACCATATCTTTTTCAGTGAAGAACTTACTAGTGGAGAGTGTCGCCGTCTCCTTTATCTTCGAGTTCTTCTTCAGTTTGTCCATTATCGACATTTTTGCCTCCAAAATCTACAAATGTAATGTTGTTTACTTTTTCACGTTCATCGAGGTCATATTGTACACGATAAGCACTATTGATGTCAAGTACTTTCTCCAATAAATCGAAACTAGTTCCAGTTCCGTCCTCAAACTCATGTGTAGAGAAATCCAGAAAAGCACGTGTGTCTTTAGGGAGACATGCACCACCGAATCCACGTTTACCATCGAAGCCAGGAACACGAGTGTGACCTAGTCCTACACGGTCATCTGCACCCACGGCGCGGACGATAGTGTTGAAGTTACACCCATATAAATTTACTAGATCATACAATTGATTAAAGAATGTAATCTTAGTAGATAAGAATGAGTTGATTGAATACTTGACAAAGGATGCCTCGTACGCAGTCATACGATGATAATTGTTAGACTCACATGATCCGAAGATTTCATAAATGTCAATAAGGTCTTGACATGCTTCTGGCATACCACCCATGACATGAAACTTCGCAGTAACGAAGTCTGCCTTTGCATTCTTCTCTGTGAGAAATTCTGGATTATAACAAAATCGATTCACCTGTTCTCTGTTCATCGCAGAGTATAGACGGTCGACAGACTCCGGAGTGATGGTCGATTTAACAACTACTAGTGCATCGGTATAAACCAGACAGTTAGCAACTGCCGCTTCAACTATAGTAGAGTCAACTGAACCATCGTCATTCGACGGAGTAGGAGCGCACACGAAGAAACACTGTGGATGATTCTCTCGCGGTATGTGTTGTAAATTTTCAACAGCAGTATCATACTTTGGATCATAGAAATTAAAGTCTACGAGAGGATGCGTGAATGCATACTCGACCGCTTGACCTACAAACCCATGACCAACAATTCCAATTCTGAATCGTGATACTTCACCATCAGGCATTGTTCTATCTTCAGACATTATTCAATCCCATTGTAGTCTTTATACCATTCATAAAACCGTTCAACACCTTCTGCAATACTTACTTTTGGTTCGTATCCCAGTGCTTCTAACTTGGTGGTATCAGACCAAGTCTCTAGTGTGTCTGCTGGATGTTTTGGAGCAAGATTCTTGATAGCATCTTTCCCCGTATTCTTTTCAATCTCGCTGATGAAGTCCATCAATGCGACCTGTTCACCACGACCAATGTTAAATATCTCACCTGCCTCGATGTCGGTATTACCTAAAACGATTTCAATACCATCTAGGATATCATCCACGTAGGTAAAATCCCGTTTCATATCACCATAATTATACACGGTAATTTCCTTTTCGTCAAGTATGTTCTTGGTAAAATCAAACAATGCCATGTCTGGTCGTCCCCAAGGACCATATACTGTAAAGAATCGTAGACCGACTGTGTTCAGACTAGATGACTGCATCTGACATTCGTTGGCCCACTTGGTGTAACCATACGCGTTCAACTGCTTGCCATGTTCTTTACCTTCCACCCACGGTACCGGAGAACCAGCATAAACGCAAGATGTTGACGCATAGACAATACGAGTGTCTGGAAGATGTGTCTTACACACGTCGATTATGTTCTGAGTTGCGTCGATGTTGTTCTGGTGATAACTCTTCTCTTTACCTAGAGAGTCTCGCACACCTGCCATTGCAGCAAGGTGAACGATAGTATCTGGTTGAAAGTCTCGAAGTAGTGCCTCGACCTTTAATTCGTCGCGAAGGTCACATCCCCAGATATCAATATCGAAATGAACCATTCGGTCTCTTTTCAGTGATGGGGTGTACAGATGATTATTAAAGTTGTCCAGACCCTTAACCTCTAGACCCTGTCTTTGTAATCTGTCACATAATTGCGAACCGATAAATCCGGCCGCACCTGTTACTAAAACTTTTTTCATATCAACTATTCCTGTAAATAAATTCTAATGCCCTGTCCGCCTCTACGGTCAATGGACGGTTCTCATACCAGTTACCTGTTTCACTATCAAACTCACGACACATGTCTGCAATCTGGGATGCGGTGATAGGATAACCTTTGGCATATGCATTGCCTGCAATAGAAATCATTATCTTATACATCTTAGAATACCAACCAGTTTCACTAATAGTTTGATACTCCACCGCCAGACGTTTGGGCCAGAACGGACAGTCGCGGTATGACGACCATCTGTAGTCGGTGTTATTTAGACTATCTTTACGGTGTTGTATTATCGCCTGTTGCATCGCTGTAGGTAATCGGTCAAGAAAAGAGTTACCTGTTCTCTCATGGTACGGGTGTCTTGCCATTAACTCAGATGTGTTTAGAGAGATCCCATCGTTGTGAAAGAAGAAAGATTCTGCATCCGGATATACTGCTGGGACATAATACATGCGAGCAAGGTCTTTGGTCTGAGGGTCACCCATCTCACCAAGTTCGGTATTGAGTGCATACCAGAATGACTTGATGCGTTCGTTTTCGATATGTTCATCGAGTTCAAACACGATACGAAACTTGAGGTGGTTCTTACGAGAGCTTGCAGTGCTGTAAACGATATAATTATACTGACCGAATCGTTCATATAGGTTTTGTTTTATTTCATCAATTCCCACGCCAACCATAAAATCATCCACATCGACAGCACACCAACCACCCCAATGTAAAGTAGATTTATTACTGCGTGTACTGCTTTCCTGAAAACAAGCAGGAGTAATAAGAGGAGAACTATTTCCACCGCCTTTCTGTCCTTTCTGTTTGCTTAGTTGAAATAATAAATCACGAAAAGACTCCCAAGATTGTAATACTACTTTCCTGTGAGTCTTATTATCGAACTGATTTTTGAATATAGTAATTTCATAATTCATGCAAGCATTATACCATAATATAGGGGACGTGTCAACCGAAGAAATCCTCAAGTGATGCCTGTGGTTCTGCCACCCAACCGACTGCGTCAAGAATTGGTTCCAGTGGGTCTAGGAAAGTCTTCTCAAACATGAGGTCATAATCCACATACTTATGGAGACCCAGTTCTTCGGGTAAATTAAGTGGATAAGAAACGACATTCTGTCCCAGACGATTAGGCATCTTGAGGTAAATGAACTTTATCTTCTCACCCTGTTTGACAAACTCATATCGTCGGGAGATGTCGTTCTCGATAATCGCATTGTTATAACATAGGGCGCCACGCACATGGATGGGAGTTCCCTTCTTGAAGATGGTTTTGCGGTCTTCCCACTTGGATAGATTAGATATGCCACGGGGAAATGAAACCTCTTCGGGAGGCAGAGACTTGAACAATATCTTGAAGTCACGGATGAAGCCCTGAGTAGTGTCTTCAGTCCCCTCAATCAGAACACGGAAGATCTCTTTCATCTTGTCACGGACGACCGAAGGAGTCGACGACTTGATTGCCTCGATACCCATCATCTTGAGTTTAGGTTCTGCGTACTGGACACCCTCGTTGTTGTGCACGTTCAGGATGTATCGTTTCTTCGCCATCCAGATACCACGGTCTGCGATGACCTCACGTCCCATCTCCATACGGTTTTCGTATGCGCCAGTAACATCTGCCATAATT